GAGGCGGCCGAGGAGACCGAGGAGGCTCCGGTGGAGTCGACCGAGGAGGCGAGCCATCGGCTGCCGACGTCGTTCGGCGCCCCGTCGGCTCCCGCCCTGGCCGCGGTCGGCACGGTGACCGAGGCCCGCCCGATCGTGCGTACCGCCCCCGAGTACCTGTACGCGGTGTCTGGCGTCCAGGGCAAGAACCCGGGCGATGCGTTCGACTCGTGGTCGGAGGTCGCCGCAGCGGCTGCCCGCCGTGGTGCGAGCCTCAACCCGACGACGAGCGAGCGGTTCGAGATCGCCCGCATCAAGGGCAACTACTCGGCTGACCGGGTGCTGTCCGAGGATGTGATGCTCAACGCCGCCAAGTTCGAGCCGGACGAACTGACCGCTGCGTTCTGCCCCCCGGCAACGCCGTCCTACAACCTGGCGTGCGCCAACTCGCTGCGCCGCCCGGTGTTCGGCTCGCTGCCGTCGTTCCAGGCGCCGCGTGGTCGTGTGTCGATCATGCCCAGCCCGGCCCTGTCGGATGTCACCACCGGCTTCGGCCAGTGGACGTCGACGAACGACAGCAACGTCAACGCCGTGAAGTCGGACTGCCAGACGATCACCTGCGGCAGCCCGACCGAGTACGAGATGTACGGCGTGTACCGCTGCCTGACCGTCAAGAACATGATGGCGATGACGTACCCGGAACTGGTCGAGGCATACCTGAACCGCCTCGGTGCCGCCCAGGCTCGTCTCGCTGAGGAACTGATGCTCAACGCGATGGCGACGGCCAGCACCACGGTGAACGGTCGCCAGTTGGGCTACGGCGGTTCGGTGACGGTGACGTCGACCATCCTGAACTACCTGGCGCTGTACCAGGAGACGCAGCGGTGGGACATCACCGAAAACATGAAGGCGTGGCTGCCCCGCTGGACGCTGTACGCGATGAAGATGGACATCTTCCGTCGCCGTCAGACCAACGGCGGTCTGAACCAGGTCCCGAGCGATGCCGAGATCGAGGGCATGTTCCGTGATGTCGGCGTCGACGTGACGTTCTTCATGGATCGTCCGACTTGGGCGGTGGCGGTGCCGAGCATCGCCACGGCGAACACGCTGAACCTGCTGCCGCAGTCGGTGCAGATCCTCATCGCTCCCCCCGGCAAGTTCGCTGCGATCGACCGTGGCGAACTCGCCATCGGCGTGACCGGCAACAACATCTACCGGGACAACGAGAGCAACCGCCGCAACCAGTTCACGTTCTTCTTCGAGAACTTCGAGGGTGTCGTGAACACCACGTCGTGCCCGGCGCACATCCTCGACATCCCGGCTTGCTGGAACGGTGTCCAGATCGACGACATCGTGATCAACTGCCAGGGTGGCGACGAGGTCGGCTACCAGTCCTGATTGACACAGGCGCAACGGTGAGGGGGTCGGGTTCGCCCGGCCCCCTCTTCGCGTCCAGTGACATGCCGTGCAGCAACATGCGAGGATGACCGCGTTCTTCAAGGAGGATCGAGATGACGTCGACCAAGATGGCCCCGGTGCTCGGGCGGCTCCCCGCCCCGGAGATGACCTACGGGTTCTTCGACGCGGTGCGGGCGCTGCCGCTGCCCCCTGGCGTCGAGGAGCGGTGGCCGATGCATGGGCTGATGGTCGAGCCGCGTCCGGTGCGTGGCGCGTACCGCACCGATTCGGATTGTGGGCCGCTCGACCACACGACGGACACGCCGCCTGCGTGTGAGACGTCGATCGAATTCCTGCCGTTCCGCATCTATGACGTGATGGGCTACTCGACGGCGTTGTCGGTGATGGAAGAAGACTACGAGTCCCGTGTCGTCGACCGTCTCCGTGATCTGGCGTCGTACCTGTTCGCCCTGGAACTGGTCGATGCAGCCGGATCTGGTTCGGGCTTCGGTCTGTCGCAGACGGCAACCGCCCCGACGACCCCGGCGTTCGGCGCTGGTGCGCTGGAACTCGGCCTCGGTGTGGCGATGTTGGAGAACGAACTGTCACGCCGCCTCCGTGGCCGCCAGGGCATGATCTTCGTCGGCCCGGGGCTGTTCACGCAGATCGTCGACGAATGCGACTTGCGGTTCGATGGCACCCGCTGGGTGACGCCGCTCGGCAACGTGGTCGTCACTGATTCGGCGTGGGCTGACATCGCCCAGCCGTCCGGCCAGGCCGCTCCTGGCGCGACCGAGGACTGGATCTACGGTTCGTCGGAGGTGTTCTACGCGTCGACCACGCCGGAACTGCTCGGCAATCGCAGCGACTCGTTCTTGCAGCGGCAGCGTCACAACGACATCCGCCGTTTCGCCGAAGGGTACGGTCTGCTCGCGTTCGAGACGCAGACCGTGACTGCGGTGAAGGTCAACTACGACGCGGCCTGATCCCAGCCCAAGACATACGGCTCGGCTCGTCCGTACAGTGCGGGCGATGGACACTCGCAGCGACTTTCAGCAACGCATCGGCGTTGGCGAACCGTCGAGGGCGTTCAGCTTGCGTTACGGCACGTCCGATACGCGTCCGGTGGTGGCCGACGACGGCTCCCTTCGTGGCCGTGTCGTCGGTTCGCACACTCACCATTGGGATGGCCGTGTCGACGCGACTGCGGTCGCCCCTGCTGTCCACCAGACGATCCAGAAGAAGGAGACGACGTGAGCACCCGTGATGCTGCCCGTGCCCGCTGGCGGGCCGACCTGCACGACTTCGGCGCTGCTGCGCTGAACTCGGCTGGTCTGACCGGCCTGGCGACCGACAACGCCGCGTCGGCTTTCTCGCTGCGCGAATACGCTGATCTGATGGACAGTCTGGCCGCAGCAAAGGCTGCCGGTGATCCGGTGGCGCTTCGCGCGGTGAAGACCGAAGTGATCGCCTTCCGCGCGGCCGAGCGCACGTTCGGCCCGCCGCGGGTGGGCGTCGTGAGCGACTTCCCTGAGCCGTCCGACGACGAACTGGCCGCTTCCGGCTACTAGGAGTGATCTGACATGGCATTCCCCACTTCCGCTCTCTTCACGGCAACGTTCGTCGACGTCCTCGACGTGACGCAGTTGGCGATCGACCTCGATGCCGAAACCCACAAGGTCGCCCTCTACACCAACTCGTTGACCGGCGCCGACCTCGTCACTGACACCGCGTACGGTGTCGGTGCTTGGGCGTCGAACGAGGTGCCGAACGGTTCCGGCTACACGACGGGCGGCAACGCTCTCACCGGCACGACGTACCTGTCGACGGGCGCCGGCGTCACAACCTGGGATGCCACCGACACCCCGTGGACGACGTCGACTTTCTCTGGCGTGCGCGGCTGCCTCATCTACGCCGACGCTCTCGCCGGGAACAACGGCATCATCGCCCTCAACTTCGGTGCCGACTATGCGGTGACCGCGGGCACGTTCACGGTGCAGTGGAACGCGTCGGGCATTTTCACGATCGACTTCGTCCCGTAGTCCGTCATGGCAGCCGCCCCCGTCTACTACACGACCCCGAAGGTCGGTCACTGCCGTCTCACCACCGGCGTCGCAGCGACCGACGGTTCATCCGCCGCGACTGCGTTGACGTGGTATGGCGGCTCCGGGCCAGCCAGCGCGTACATGCTCGTCAAAGTGGTCGCGTCAGCAACGAACAACGCTGGTACTGCGAACCTTGCCGACTCGCTGTTGCACATTTTCGTCGACGACGGCTCGACGATGCGTCTGCTGCGTTCCTACGACCTCGGTGACCAGGCTGTCGGCACGGTCACTCTGTCGGCTGGCGCGTGGGAGATCAACTTCCCGCCGGGCGAGTTCTGCTTTCCGAGCAATCTCCTGCCTGAGTTCACCGTGAGCGTGACCCCGACGGCAGGCAACCTCGACATCGTCTGCTTCATCCACGAGGCGTAGCCATGAGCACCCCGGGGATCTACCGAGGGGACGCCTCCCGCCTCGGCCAAGGCGAACTTGATCTCCGTCCCGCAAACCACATTGTGCGGTTCCGTGCCGGGCAGCAAGGGTTCTGGAACCCGCCTGCGGGTGTGCGGGTTGTGCGTATGCGGGGCTTTGCGGGCGGCGGCGGTGGCGGCAGTGGCCGCATCGACGTTGCCGGTCAGGGACGCGGCGGGGGCACGGGCGGCGGCGGTGGTGGCGCGTTCGATGTGTGGTTCGATCTGCTCGGCTATGACGTTGAACGGAACTGGTTGCGGCAGTCGTGGCAGTACAGCGTCGGCCGTGGCGGCATCGGCGGCGCAGCAGCGACGTCCGGTGCGGCAACGAACGGCAACGCCGGTGCGGCGGGCGGCAACACGACACTGATTCTGCCGAACGCACCCCATCAAACGCTGCCGGTGACCATCACTGCTGGCGGCGGCGGCGCAGGGGCAGGCGGCACGAACGCAGCCGGTACGGGCGGCACTGCTGGCACTGGCGCGATCCCAGGTACGGCGGGCGGCGCATCGAACACTGGTGGCGCGGCAGTGGCAGGTACGGCAGGTACTGCGTTGCAAGCCACTGGCGGCCAATGCTGTGGCGGCGGCGGCGGCGGTGGCATCACTGCCGGTAACGCCAACCAGGCTGGTGGTGCCGGTGGCGGTCATGCCTCGACCGGCATTGCCCTCACGGGAGGCGCTGCCGGTGCCGCAGCCGCGCCCGGCCAGCATGGCTTTGCGTCGCCGTTCGGCATCCAAGGCGGCGTTGGCGGCGGCGGTGGTGGCGGCAACAACGGTGTGGCTGGCGCTGGCGGCGCAGGCGGATTCCCGGGCGGCGGCGGCGGCGGCGGTGGTGCGACGATCACGACGACCGGCACGTCGGGTGCGGGCGGCTACGGCAGCGACGGGCTGATCATCATCGAATACTTCTGGTGAGGTAGCGCATGGACCCGCGCCTCCTTGTAGCGCCAGACCTGAAACTGGTCGTTGGCGACATGCTGCCAACGTTGCTAGTGGTCCCGGTCGAAACGGCCGAGGCTGCTGGGACGACCGTCTCTGCGCCGACGGTGTCGATTTCTGCTGTTGCTCAGACACCGTCGATCCTTGTCGATTCCGGCGCTGTTGCCGCAGTCGTTGCGATCTCCGCGACCCCCCGTGTCCCGATCGTTCGGATCGACATGACTGCTGTCGCTGGCGTTGTTGCCGTTGCGGCATCGACGTTCACGCCGACGGTGACGGCGTCTGGATCTCCAACCTCGACGCTTGTCACGGTCGCAGCGTCGGCTTTCACTCCGACGGTCACTGCGTCGGGAACGGTGATCCCGTCGACGGTTGCTGTTGCTGCTGCCGCTTATACGCCGACGATCCAGTCCGCTGTCACCGCCACACCGCCAGTCGTCTCCCTGTCGGCGATCCCCCTCACGCCCCAGGTTGTCGGTTCGGCGAATGTGGCGGTGGCAGTCGTTACTCTTACCGCTGCTCCACGGGCACCAACTATCACCGCGTCCGGTACGCCGGTCGCCCCCATCGTTGCGCTTGCAACGTCCGCTCTTACCCCCACGATCACAGCCTCCGCCACCGCGACGCCTGCTGTAGTGGCGCTGTCGACGGTCGCGTATACGCCGACCATCGACGTGACGTTGTCGGCCAGCCCTTCTCCGTCGCTGGTGGCGTTGTCGGTGACAATCCCCGGCTCGAGCATTGTTGCGTCCGCAACGATTGTCGCGCCGACGGTGTCGACGTCGGCTATTGTGTTTACGCCGACGGTGACTGCTTCCGCAGCGGCGTTGCCGACGGTAGTGGCTGTCGCCGCTGCGATCTTCCCGCCCGTGCTCACCGCATCCGCAGCGGTGGTCCCGTCGGTCGTGGCGGTGGCAGCCACCCCTCGTGCCCCGACGCTCGTCGCATCCGGCACGGTCGTCGTTTCAAACGTGTCGCTTGCCGCTGTGGCTCTTACGCCGACGGCGGGAACGCTGATCTCTGTCGTCCCCTCGTTGGTCGCTCTGTCGGTCAGCGCACTCACCCCGACCATTACGGCCTCCGCCGCTGTCCCCGCCGCTGTCGTCGCGCTGGCGGCCGTGCCGCGCCTCCCGGCCGTCACCGCTTCTGGCTCAACGGTCGCATCGGTGGTTGCCCTGACGGTGACCGTCTACACCCCGACGGTGACGGTGTCGCGTACTGCCGCTGTTGCCGTGGTGTCGCTTGCGGCGGCGGTGTACGCCCCGACGGTCATTGCTACGGCTCTTCCGGTAGCCCCTGTGGTCGCTGTGGCTGCGCTGCCCCGTGCGCCGGTGCTTCGGGCCAGCGGAACTGTTGTTGCCCCTGTGGTAGCTGTTGCGGCGGTCGTATGGGCGATCACGATCTTCACCGGAATCGTTCCGACTGTGCCGGAGCCGTTGCGCACCGCCGGATACATCCGCGGATTGCGCACCGGGGGATACCGCCAGCAGACCTGGCGAACCACCGATGGCTATGCTTCGCCGCAGACCACCGGGCCGATGCCGGGCCGAAGGACGACGGAGGGCTACCTGTGAGCATCCAGCCGCTGCGCACCAACATCTTCGAAATCAAGCAGGGCGACACCGGGCCGCGCATCGAGACGACACTGCTCGACGGCGACGGCGTCCCGGTCGATCTGACCGACGCAGTGTCAGTGAGGTTCAAGATGGTCGCCAAAGCCCACCCGCACGCAGTGAAGTTGAACCGCGTCACGGCCGGGTTCAACCCGACGACGGCGGGCGAGGTCTGGTACCAGTGGGCTGCCGGGAACACCGACACGCCCGGTTCGTACACGATCGACTGGCAGGTGACGTTCCCGGGGGCGATCATCATGACGTTTCCGTCGCACACGTTCGACGAAGTGAAGGTCATTGCAGCGCACTAGTCGCGCATAGTATGTCCATCATGCGTGTCATTCAGATCGGCAACTTCGGCCCTGAGCACTCCACGGAGAACCACCTGTTGCGGGCGTTGCGCTCGAACGACGTCGAGGTGTGGCCGATGCAGGAGAACGACCCGGCGACGTTCGCGACGCTTGCCAATGGTGATTGGCCCGATGTCGACTGGGTGCTGTGGACCCGCACCGGCTGGGACTGGGATTCGTTTTACCCGGGCGGGCGGTTGCAGGCGATCTTCGATCAGCGCAAGTTCCTCCGCCGCTGTCGGGGTGCTGGCATTCCGACTGTCGGCTACCACCTCGACATCTGGTGGGGGCTGGGTCGCGAGCAGCAGGTGTGGGAGGAGCCGTTCTTCGAATGCTCGGTCGTCATCACCGCCGACGGCGGTCACTCTGACGAGTGGCAGCGCGCTGGCGTCAACCACGTCTGGATGGCACCCGGTGTTTCCGCCCCCGAGTGCGAGCCGGGTCATTTCGACCCGGAGATGCACTCCAAGTTGGCGTTCGTCGGCTCCTGGCAGGGCGGCTACCACACCGAACACCAGCATCGCTACGAACTCGTCGAATGGTTGAAGCGCAACTTCCGCCAGCACTGCGAGTTCTGGCCTCGTCTCGGCCAGCCTGCGGTGCGCGGAGAGGCGTTGCGCAACCTGTACGCATCGGTCGACGTGCTGATCGGCGATTCGTGCTTTGCCGGTCAGGTGCCGAACTACTGGTCGGATCGCATCCCCGAGACCGTCGGTCGTGGCGGTCTGCTGATCCACCCGGATGTGCCTGGCCTCAACGAACAGTTCACGCCCGGGGAACATCTGCTCACCTGGCAGGCCGGTGATTGGGATGCGCTTGGCGCTCAGATCGAGTACGCCCTGTCGAACCCGACAAAGATGGCTGAGATCCGCGCTGCCGGACGCGCCCATGTGGTCGCCCGCCACACCTATGAGGTGCGTATGCGCCAAGTGGTCGAGCTGCTGTTCCCGAAACCGAAGCAGCGCAAGAAGGCGGCTAAGTGAAGCCGTGGCTGAAGAAGGTGGCCGCCGTCGCCAAGGCAGCCACCGCATACCATCCGGTATGCGAGACCCACGGTGAACCGCACCAGCGCATCACCGTCGCTTCCGCCCTCGGCCCGATGCTCGTGTTTGATGCCGACCGTTACCGCGACACGCCCGGCTATTGCGTCGGAGACGATGAGGTGTCGCGCTCGTTCGCCCTCTACGGCACATGGGAGGTGCGCAACGCGCGCATCTTCGAAGATGCCGTGGCCGAACACCCCGGCATCGTCCTCGACATCGGCTGCCATGTCGGCTGGTACTCGCGAATCGCCAGGTGGCTCAACCGCGACGTGATCGCGTTCGATGCCGTCACCGAACACATCGAGATGTGCAAGGCGAACGCACCCGGCGTCCACGCGATGCAGATGTGGTTCGACGAACACACCGGCACCCTTCCCGTCGCTGGCGCCCCCGAGATCGCCGCCGTCAAGATGGACATCGAAGGCGCTGAACAGCACGCATTGCGGATGATCGAGCCGCTGATTGACGCCGGGAACGTGGCGACGATCCTGATGGAAGTGTCGCCCGTGTTCAATGACTCGTATCCGGCAGTGGTGCGCAGCCTTTTCGAACGCGGCTACCAGGCGGAGGTCACTGTGCCGTTCCGGCAGTTGACCGTTGACAACCTCGATGCGGTGCTCGCCGAGCACCCTCAGTTCGACGTCCTGTTCAGGAGGGCATGATGCAGAAGAAGGCCATCAACGGCCGGTGGGTGATCTGGACGACCGATGCGATCGCCGAATGGGACGGCCTGACCGGCGATCCGGCAGTACCGAACGGGTGGGAGCACGAACGCCTCACTGCGATGCAGCGTCGGCTCAAATACGGCGACGTGCTTTTCGACATCGGCACCGAGCACGGCGCTCTGTCAGCAGTGATCGCACGCGAGTTTGTCGGCCCTGAGAACATGGTGCTGATCGAGCCGTCGCCTGAGTTCTGGCCCAACATCCGTAAGCACTGGGTGTACAACGGCTTGCAGGAGCCGATGGCGTTCTGGCCCGGCTTCTTCAGCGATGAGACTGATGCGAACGCCACGAAGGAGAACCTGACATGGCCGAAGGAGGCGCACTTGTACGCCCCCGAGACGCCGGGCCTCGCGTACCGTTCGCTGGTCAGCCCTGGTCGCATCCCGTCGACGACCCTCGACGACTTCGTGCGCCGCTTGAAGGTCGCCCCCGGCGCGTTGAACATCGACGTCGAAGGGGCCGAACTGAAGATCATGCGCGGCGCCGTGAAGACGTTGGCCGACTTCTCGTTGCATCACATCTGGATCTCGATCCACCCCGATCTGATGGAACGCGATTTCGGCTACACCAAGGAAGATCTGCTCGCCTTCATGGATCAGCAGGGATGGGTCGGTAAGTATCTCGCGACTGACCACGAGGAACACTGGGAGTTCACAAGGATGCCGGTATGACCACCTCGCAGGCGATCATCCACTGGAACACCCTCGCAACGACGTCCGCGGGCGCGGTGTCGGCGGTGTTCTCTGAGCCGGACATGGACCAGCACACGCTGCACGACGTCGCGTTGATCGTCGACTCGTTGCGATGCCCGGAAGATGCGCGACTGGTCGAGATCGGCTGTGGTGTCGGGCGGCTGACGTCTCTGGTCGCGGACGTGACCGGCGCGTCGATCCTCGGCCTCGACATCTCCGAAAAGATGATCGGCTGGGCGGAACAGTGGAAGCACCCCGATGTGAATGTCGCGTTCGCTGTCGGTGATGTGTCGGCGCTGCGTGCCCTCGTCGCGGAGGGGCACAGCGCGCACGGCATCTATTCGATGCTCGTCTTCCAGCACGTCCCTGATCTCGAAGTGCAGGCATACCTGCGAGCAATGACGGACTTGCTCGTACCCGGCGGCGTCATGGTGTTCCAGTACGTCGTTGGTGACATCGCTGCCGACTTCGACCACCGTCGTTCACAGAATCGAATGGTGTCGTGGCTTTCGTCGTGCGGCCTCGACTATGTCACGATGCCCGATTCTCGGCATTCCGAATGGCATTGGGTGAAAGCGAGGAAGCCAGAGTGAACGTCCCGATCTACTGGCTGACCAACCACGACAACATTGATGCAATCGGGCCGTGGGACACCGGACTGCTGCGCCATCTGTTCGAAGGGCGCCTCGGTGACGTCGGCATCGACTTTGACACCACCTGGCAGAACGCACGACACATCGAGCCGTGTGACGTGGCGGTTGTCGTGCTGCCCGCACGCCATCACTACAGCGACGAGGACGTCGACTGGCTGAACGAGGAACTCGCCAAGGTACGGGCCGCTGTGCTGATCCTGTGCGGCGACGAAGATGCAGGGTTCCCGTGGAAGCGAATCGTGCATCAGAACATCCGTTGGTGGGTGCAGATGCCGGACCCGAAGCATTACGTCGACATGCAGGAATGGGCGTTCTTCTTCGGCAACGGCTGGCGATACGAATATCGCGACTGGATCGCCAACAATCCGACGTTCGAAGAGAGGGCTTACAGTTGGGGATTCGCCGGGCAGGGCACTAATGCAGCACGCCGACGAGCAATTCAGGGTTTGCGACGGGCCGCAGTTCGCGTTCCCGGCGTCCTCGCTGAGACCGCAGGGTTCGCTCAGGGGATCGCGCCCGAGGCGTACGCCGCGCAGATGGCGAACACTTGGATCGCGCCCTGCCCCGGCGGGCCGGTGTCCGTCGACACATTCCGGCTGTACGAGGCACTGGAAGCAGGTTGCATCCCGCTCGTCGACCGTCACTCGGCGACAGCGGTGTGGTCGCCCTACTGGGAAATGGTCTACGGCAACATGCCGTTCCCGGCTGTCCCTGACTGGGACGCAGTAGGAGGCATCATCGAAGATGTCCTGCCCGATCGCCACCGCTGGGCGGCGCTGTGCTCGTCGTGGTGGCAGCAGCGCAAATACGAACTGGTCTCCCGGCTCCGGGCCGATCTGATCGCGTGCGGCGCCCCATCGTCTCCGCCTCGGGTGACGGCGATCATCACGACGTCTCCCGTGCCGTCGAACCCGTCGCTGGACATCATCGCGGAAACGCTGGCGTCGATCCCCGAGAACTTCGAGGTGGTCATTGCCGCCGACGGAGTCCGTCCCGAGCAGGACTACCTGGCACAGTCGTACTACGATTTCGTTTACCGGCTGTGCGCCTTGGCCCAACGTCAGCCGCGACGGGTGACCGTCCACTTCGACGGGGTATGGCGGCATCAGGCTGGCACGACGGCTGCGGCCCTCGACTTGGTCGACACGCCCGTGATCCTGTTCCTCGAACATGACACACCGCTCGTGCTGGATGAGGTGATCGACTGGGACGCCTGCGTCGAACTGGTTGCCGAAGGGCACCTCGATGTTCTCCGCTTCCATCATGAGGCCCAAGTTCTCGACGTCCATCGCCGCCTGATGTTGGATCGCGTCACCACGTCGATGCTCGGTGTCCCGTTGCGACGCACGGTGCAATGGTCGCAGCGTCCGCATCTGGCTGGGACCGACTACTACCGCACCATCCTGGCCGACTACTTCCCGCGGTCAGCAAGGACGATGATCGAGGACCGGATGCATTCGGTTGCGCAGAGCGAGAAAGGGCATCGCCTCGCGCTGTATCACCCCGAAGGGAACATCAAGCGGTCGTACCATCTCGACGCTCGCGGCGACGAGAGCAAATTCGATATGCGGTTCGCGTAATGAAGATCGGGCTGATTGCCAGGTCCGAGATCGCTCGCGGCATCGCGATCCAGTCGAAGAACTTCTTCGACAACATGCCGGTTGACAAGGTCCTGCTGGTGCGGATGCCGCGCCTTGATTGCGTCGAAGATCCGTCGTGGTATCCGGGCCGCACCGACGCCGTGTACGACCCGCTGAATCACCAACTCGAAGAGGATCTGGTGCGCGGTTGGCTCGCCGGGCTGGACATCGTGTTCACGGTCGAAACACCGAACGACTGGCGTATCCCGACCTGGTGCCGGGAGATGGGCGTCAGGTTGGTCATCCAGGGCAACCCCGAATTCGTCCGGCACGGCCAGCGCGGCTACGAATACATGCCTCACCCCGACGCATGGTGGTGGCCGTCGATGTGGCGGCAGGGTCTCGTCCCGGCTGGACCGGTGATGCCGGTCCCGATGCCTGACGACATCCCCGAACGTGTCCGAGACGACGATCCTCGCCTGCATGTCGTACACGTCATCGGCAAATTGGCATTCGCTGACCGCAATGGCACCGACCTGTTCGCGCAGGCGATCCCGCAGATCACTCGCGACATCAAGTTGACGATCCACTGCATCGACGGCGGCCTACACGCAGAAATGCCTCGCCACCGGCCGGTCGAGATGCAGTTCCAGTTGGAGCCGGTTGTCGACCGCTGGGAGATGTACCAGAACCAGGATCTGCTGATGCTGCCGCGCCGGTACGGCGGGCTGTGTCTGCCTGCGTTGGAGGCTGCGGCGTCCGGGCTGATGGTGGCGATGTCGGACATCTCGCCGAACGAGCATTTCACAGCGCACCGGTTCGGCGGGACGATTGTCCGCAACCTGAATCTTGCTGCCGGACCTGTGCCGTGCTTCGACTCGAATCCGACTGCGATGGCAAGGATGATCGACCAACTGGCCGATCTGCACGACGACATCGAATGGGATCGGCAGCGCGAGATGCAGATGGCGATGGTGCCTCGCTGGTCGGAATGGCGTCAGCGGTACCTCGACGAAATGGAGCGGATGCTGTGAGGATTCTCGATTTGTTCTGCGGTGCTGGCGGTGCAGCGATGGGGTTCCACAGGGCGTTCCCCGATGCGGACATCTTTGGCATCGACATCGAGTCACAACCGTCGTACCCGTTCTTCTTCAAGAAGACCGATGCCATCGACTATCCGCTCGATGGGTTCGATCTGATCCATGCGTCGCCGCCGTGCCAGGACCATTCCTCTCTCGCCCGGGTCAACCAAAACAAGGCCGGAACGGCATGGATGCTCGGCCATACGATCGACCGTCTGGCCGCTCACGGCGGCTACTGGGTGGTGGAGAACGTCGAAGGCGCGCAGATGCCTGCGTCTCCGCACGCCGTGAAGTTGTGCGGGTCGATGTTCGGTCTCGATGTGCGGCGCCACCGCAAGTTCGCCCTCTCGTTCCCCGTGGAGCAGCCGAAGTGCAACCACGCAGCGCAAACACCGAGGTTTGTGTCGCTCAACGCCTATCAGCGGCGCAAGGGAATCCTTGCTTCGGTTGTGTCGGTCCACGGCAAGACCCACTACGCGGGCGAAGCAGAGATCCGCCGCAAGGCGATGGACATCGACTGGATGGACGGGGTCGAGATCTCGCAGGCGATCCCTCCGGCCTACACCGAGCACATTGGGAATGCGCTGAAGGTGCTGCTGTGAGGCGCGTCGACGTGGTGGCATCCGAGCCGCACTACATGAAGCATCTGATGCCGATCTGGGCTGCGCTCCCAGAGCGGCTGCGCGGCTGGGTGCATCCGCTGGTCGATGTCGGGGCCGTGACGCGTCCCCCGTTTGGTCGGGTGGCGCTTGTCGCCGGGTGGCAGGACGTGTCGGCGTTGCGTGGGCAGTGCGAGATGATCTACGTCGAACATGGGGCCGGGCAGACGTATGTCGGATCTGCTGACCCGTCCTATTCGGGCAGCGGTGGGGTCCGACATGACGGCGTCATCGGCTACATCGCCCCGTCGCAGGACGTTGCCGACCGTTGGCGTCGCGCCCCGGCGGCGGCGGTCGGCTGCCCGAAGATGGATACCTGGTTCTCTCGCCCGTTCGCGCCGGGGAAGCCCCCGACGATCTGCTTCGCGTGGCATTGGGAATGCAACCTTGTGCCTGAGACCCGGTCGGCGTGGCGACACTACGCGGATCGCTTCCGTGAGATCGTCGACGTCTACGAGCAGCAGGGGTGGCGTGTCGTCACCCACTTCCATCCGAAGTGGCGCAACCGTCTCGATCTCGACATGGAAGCGATGGGGGTCGCGGTCCTGCCGAGGGAAGAGGACGTCTTTTCGACCGTCGATGTTCTCGCCGTCGACAACTCGTCGCTCGGCTATGAGTTCGCGTCGCTTGGCCGTCCGGTGCTCACACTTGACGCGCCCTGGTATCGCCAGGACGTCGAGCACGGGCTGCGGTTCTGGCAGGCGCCGCCAGGGCCGCGGTTCGAAGGACCGGAACAACTGCTGGGTCTGAATCTGTGGGAGTTGCACGATGACACGCCGCGACGTCGTGCCCATCTTGTCGCCGGACAGTTTGCGGCCGATTACGCCTACGCCTATCGTGATGGCAGTTCGGCGGAGCGGGCTGCGGCGTTCATCGAACAACTGCTCGACGGGAAGTAGTCTCAGCGCATGGCCCCTCGTCTTGCGTGTGAAGCATTCGCGACGCTCACGGACGTCCTGTCGGCACCGTGTGGTTGCTCGTTCACCGAAGCCGAAGATGGCGCGCTGCTCACCGAACTGGTTGATGAAGCCACCGACATGTTGTACGTCCTGTCCGGCGGCCGGGTGACGGGACGCTGCACGCGCAAGGTGTGGCCGATCAAGACCGGCGAGTGCAGCGACTACGAATACCAGTCTTGGGTCTCTCGCGACAGCGTCGATTCGATCCCCCTCCCTGGCCCCGACACTGCGGTCACGCAGGTGAAGATCGACGGTTCGGTCGTGTCGCCGAGCGACTACTTCCTGCTCGATGGCTACAAACTGGTGCGGCGGAGCGGCGACTGGCCGGTGTCGAACGACATCACAAAGGCTGACACCCAACAGGGCACGTTCACGATCACGGTGCAGTTCGGCTGGGACATTCGCGAGATTGCACGTCGCGCTGCGATCGAGTTGACCTGTCTGCTCTACTCGTCGCCCGCTCGCCTGTCCCGCCTGCGCGGTGTGGTGTCGGCAAACATCCAGGGTGTCAGCGTGCAGATGGACCCGGAAGAGGTGGCCGAGATGGGGCTGCCCGAGTTGAACCGTTTCATGGACTTCCACGCACCGCGAGGTGTTGCCGTGCTCGGTGTCTGGTCCCCCGAATTGTCGCATGGGTGGCGGCTGGCTTCGGTGTCGTGAAACGTTCCGGGCCGCCAGCCCGAAAGACCCCGCTGAGGAGGACCCCGATGCTCCGCAAGCCTTCAAAGTCGAAGGGTGAGTTCAGCCCGCAGGTGAAGCAGGCCATCCTCGCCCGCTCCGGGGGCCGCTGCGAGGCGCAGACGCCCATCTGCCGTGGTGAGGCTGTCCACTTCCACCATCGCCGTCTGCGCTCGCAGGGCGGCAAGGGGACTGTGGAGAACGGGCTGCACGTTTGCATCCCGTGCCATACTTACGTCCACGACCATCCCGAACGTGCGTACGCCGTTGGCTGGATGGTCCACGGCCGCGACTCGTAGACATTCTGGCCTTGACAGTGGAACGCTGACCCCGTTCTCCTGTTGGAAAGGAACGGTCTCTCATGGCAACCAACCTCGCTGGCAACATCTGCCTCGGTGAGATGCAGGCATGTGTGGTGCGTGTCGCCGCACTGGACGTGGACTGCACCCCCACGGGTGGTGTGAACGGTGGCATCGTGACCGCTGGCCTCGTCACCCTCACCGCCGACCCGGAGATCGAGTCGGGCACGGTGTACGAGCAGAAGAACGGTTGCGGCAGCATCCTGTTCACCTACGAGAAGGATGACATCCTGAAGAGGTACAACCTCTCGGGCGAGTTCGGCTTCGCGGACTTCGAAATGATGGCGATGCTGTTCGGCGGCTCGACCATCCTCGGCCGTGCGGCGGGTTCGTACTCGGGCAAGGTCATCGGCTACGCCGATCGCCTCTACACCGCGGCGCAGCGCACCGGCGTGTACATGGAAGTGATCACCACGGCGATCGCTCAGGGTTCGTCCGGCTGCCAGGTGTTCGGTTCGGCTGCCCCGGTCGCGATCGGTCACATCTTCCCGAAGGTGAAGTTGGTGCCCGGTTCGATGAACTTCGGCGACGACATCAAGCGCGTCACGTTCACCGGCACCGGCTCGAACAACCCGAACACGATCAACGGCCCGTGGAACGACTACCCGGGCACCGGCTACGCCCCGAACTCGGCGCACATCGCGGTCGGCTACAGCCAGGTCGAGTACGACGCCATTGTCGCTCAGGTCGGCTGCGGCTACAAGGACATTCCCGCCGGTTCCTGATCCTCATCCGGTCAGCCTGCGTGAAGGGGCGCCCCTCGGGGGCGTCCCTTTCCGCGTCCCGGGGCTGATGGTACGCTCCGATCGTGATCCCGTTGACGCCGTGCGCCGAGGCAGACCCGTGCTGCGTGTCGATGCACGACATCGCGTACCATCTGCTGACCGAGGTGTACGACGCGCTCACCGAGTGCTATCCGTCGGACTGCGTCACCCCGCTGCGGGCCTACGTCACGTTTGGCGACAACGACGACGGTGTGGTCGACGCGCTCACCGTGTCGGCGGGTTCGATCACGTCGTCGGCGAACTCGCGCCCTGGCGGCTACGGGCTGTACCGGATGACGTACAACATCAAGTTGATCGAATCCGGCTGGCCGACGGCGCGCATTGAAGGCGAGACGATCATCCCTCCCCCGCCGGAGGAATCTGCTGCGGCGGCGAAGCATGTGTTCGCTATGGGTGAGGCAATGCACCGCCGTCTCGCCTACCTGACGACGCACAAGGCGTTGACGCCTCCGTCGGTTCGCTGTTCGAATGCCGCCGCCGGGACGATGGCTCCGATCCCGCCGTCGGGCGGAACGATCGGCTGGCGGGTGCCGGTCCTCGTCGATCTGCCCTGGAACTGATATGGGCTGGGCGGAGTCGAATACGCCGGGGACCAGGTTCAAGCCCGAGTTCGTGTCGGAACGGCTTGGGCAGCAGGTTGAGACGATGGCGGCAAGCCGCACCAAGAGGGTGCTTGGCGAGATGCGTTCGGAGATCGAGGACGAGGTCGACCGGTTGATGTCCGGCCAGTTGGTCACGGACCGCCCTCCGGCTCGCCGCAAGAAGGGTGCCCGCCATGCGAAGGGATCGGTGAACGTCGATGTTGACGGCGATGAGTTTCCGTTCGACATGACGGTCAGTTCGATCGCAAACTCGGCGAAGATGGCTGCACTCGAATACGGCGCCGATCCGCACTGGATCAGGGCGGTCAACGTTCCAGACCTGGTGTACCCGCGCACCAGGGAACGGGCAGTGAGACGCAGTTCATCCGGCCAGTTCGTGCGTACCGAATCGGGCCGCAAGCCGTCCGGCCGTGCCCGTCGGGCTGGGTACGGCATGAACGACAAGGTGATCATCCCCGAGGTGTGGCACCCTGGTAACCGTCCGTACGGGTTTATTCGACGGGCAATCGAGAACGTGATGCGCCGCCACGGGCTGTGATGCTTGCCCCAAGCAGTTGACGGACCTATTATGTCCCGCATGGCAAACCCCAAGGTCATCGACCTCGATCTCGATCTCAACGAAGTCGAGGCTCCCACCCACACCAAGCAGGTGAAGATCCTCGGACGTGAGTGGACGATCACCTGCGACGTCAACGTCTTCGCCGTCTCCCGCATCGCTTCCGGCGAAGCAATGGGCATCGCCTCGTTCGTGACGAACATGGTGGTGCCTGAGCAGCGCGACGAGTTCGCTGACTTGCTGTCGAACGCGCCCGGCATGTCGGCTGACAGGTTGACGATCCTGTTGTCGCGGCTGATCGAGGTGGCCGGAGAGCGCCCTACCGAACCGCCGTCGCCCTCGCTGCGTACGGCGAAGAGCCAGCGGTCGCCGCGGAAGTCCGCGGCAAACTGATCCTTGCCGGGTCGTCGCGTCGGCGCTTGTCATTTGCCGATTGGCTTGACGCCGTATGGGCGCATCTGTGTTCGATGGCCGGTTCGATGTCGAACCCGTTCGACTATCGCGAGATCATGGCGGCCAACGTCGGCTACATCGACAAGACCGTCGACGAAGTGATTGCCGCCCACGAGGCCCGATCCGGCGATACTGGCCGGTCATCTGCGGCCCCGACGGAAGCCGGGGCGGCACCAGTGCGTGACAGTGAACGGGCCAAGTTGGACGAACTGTTCGCAAGGGCAGCAGCGACAAGGCAAGACCCGGACGACCCCGCAGAGTAGCATCCTCCACTGTGGCTGACGACCTGAACTTCGACGTCAAGATCGGTGCAGACATCACCGAGTTGACGGCGGCACTCGACCGCCTGTCGTCGATGCTGAAAAGCGAGTTCGGCCCTTCGATCGACCGTCTCGAATCCCTGTTCTCGAACGTCGGGAAAAAGGGCAAGAAGGCTTTCAGCGAAGTCGGCGACGAATCGAAGAAGGCGACTCGCACGATCCATCACTTCGAGGAGGCGATGGAGGGTCTGTCGTCGACCATCGAGGAGACGGCGGCAAAGTTCGGTGAGGCGATCGAGAAGCGCCTGAAGAACGTCACCAACCAGACGGCGACGATCGTTCGTGTCCGTTCGACTGAACGTCAGGAAATGATCCGCAACACGCAGATCATGCGCGACGCAGCGAACAAGGAACGCGAGGAGATCCGGGCAAACGCGAAGATCAAGTTCGCCCAGTTGCAGAAGGAAACGGTGATGGCCCGCGAGGCGGGCGCACGGCGCACTGTCATCGCCCAGGCGGTCGCTACGCAGATCACCAACTTGGAGAAGGGGATCGGCGCAACGATCGCCGGGGTCGCCCGTACTGCTGTCGCTGCGACATCGACGATCTTCTCGAAGTTGTCCGGGTTGTTCGCCCGTTCGAATAAGCAGATCAATGACGGCTTGCCTGCGGCGATGCAGCAGCGCGGTTCGATCATGCGGGCGCAGTTGCGCGCCGAGGAGCGTCAACTGCGGGAGTCGATGACGAAGCAGCGGATCATCCGCGAGTCCGTCAACCAGTCGGCACGAACAGGCGTGGTCGGGTCGACGCGAGGGCTGATCGGTGGCCTTGCGGTCGGTGGCGGCATCGCCGGGATGCTCGGGTCGACGTTCTCGATCGGTTCCGAGTTCGTGCGCGGTCTGGCCGTCTTGCAGGCTCAACTGAACCTGACCGGCGAACAGATGAAGGGCGTGCGGGAACTGTCGCTGCAACTCGGCAACGACATGAGCCTGCCTGGCGTGTCGGCGCTCGATGCAGCGCAGGCGATCCAACTGCTGTCGAAGCAGTTCGGTGCCCTCGGACCTGCCGCCATCACGGCAGCCGAAGATGCAGCGAAGGGCACCCTGCAACTTGCCCGTGCAGCGAACGTTTCCGCCGAGGAGGCCGCAGGGGTCGTTGGCGCTGCGGTGAATGTGTTCGGCGTCGCCGCGAACAAGGCGACCGACGTTGCCGACCAGGTTGCCGCCGCGCTGAAGAACGCTGCGGGTGTGTCGTTCTCCGATTTCGCCGACGCGTTCAAGCAGGGCGGCGCAGTCTTTGCCCAGTTCCAGAAGCCTGCGGTCGGTGCGGCCGAATCGTTGGTCGAGTTCAACACGGCGCTCGCGCTGCTCGCCCGGAACGGGGTCGTCGGTTCTGATGCCGGTACCTCGCTCAAGCAGTTCTTCTTGCAGGCGAACCGTGGCACCAGCGATGCGAACAAAGCATTGGGCGCGATCACCGAACGGGCCGGTGCTGTCGGCGACGCGTTCTATGACGCAAACGGGAAAGCCCGGCCGTTTCCTGAGACGTTGGACATTCTGCGCAAGGGCTTGAAGGGGGTGTCCGACGAACAGCGCAACTCGACGTTGCAGACGATCTTCGGATCGGATGCGATCCGTGTCGCCAATGCCCTGCTGTCGGTGTCGACTGAAGAGTACGCAAAGATGGCGCAGGCGATGCGCGAGCAGGGTTTGGCGGCAAAGATCGCTGCTGCGCAGAACACCGGCTTCAAGGGTGCGTTGGACGCATTCAGGTCGGTGCTCGAAACGATCCAGATCGTCATCTACGAGAAGGTGGAACCTGCGCTCGCGACGGTGACGCTCGCGATCGCCGATCTTGTCAACAAGATCGCCTTCGGCAAGGGCGCGTGGGAGACGATTCGAAAGGGTCTGCTCGGGGCCGCGATAGGGATGGGTGCTGTACTCGCCGTCAAGGGCGCAGTTGAAGTGTTCTCTTTGCTCGGCCGCGCCCTGGGGTTGCTGCTCACGCCGATGGGCGCCGTCATCGCCCTTGGGGCCATCGTCGGTGGCGCGATCGCCGTGATGATGGACAACTCGGAGGAGTTCCGCAAGACCGTCAAAGGTCTCGTGGGTAACCTGCGCGATTTCATCGACAAGGGTCTTGTGTGGATCGTCAAGATCGTGCGGGAAGATGTCATCCCCGCCTTGAAGTCGTTCGGTGAGTTCCTGTCGCGCAACATCATGCCGACGATTGAAGCGGTGAAGAATTTCGTCGTCGACACCTTGGTACCTGGTTTTGTCACGCTCGCCGGAGTGATCTCAGGTGTGGTCGTTGATGCATTCCGCACCGTGGTCAACGTCGCAAAGGATTTCTGGCACACGATCGAGCCGTTGATCCGCCCCGCAATCGACGGCATCCACGAACTTGCCAACGCGATCGGCGCGCTCCTCACCGGCGACCAGTCGAGGATCAGGGACGCGTTCGGCGGGGCGATCGGCGGTATCGGCGCATCGGTCGCGAATGTCGTCGGAGCAATCGGCGAAGCGTTGACCCCGGTGGCGCAGCGAATCTTCGAGTTCTTCCGCGACCTGTTCACCCCGGACAAGGTGGACCGCTACATCGCCGGTGTCCTCGATTTCGTCGAAGCGGTCGGTCGTGCGCTCGGCAACATCATCTCGGACCCGATGGTGGTGAAGATCGCTGCCGGTCTTGCGGCCGCTGCTGCCGTCATCGCGTTCCGCTTCGTGAAGGGCTTCATCGAAGGCATCGTCTCGAACGGACCGGAACTCGGGCGGATGCTCCTCGACGCTCTTGGGGCGATCTTCAAGTTGGCGATCGGCAATCTCGGGGTCGTGTTCATCGGCCTGATCGCAGCGATGGTTGTCAAGAACATCCTCGGCATGAGGAAGGCGTTCATCGCCGCTGGTGAAGCCACTGGTGGCGGTTTCATCGCCGGGTTCAAAGCGTCGATCCGTAACGCCGGTCAGTTCACGTCGTCGTTGCTCACCGGGACGACGGCATCGAGGGTTGGGCCGTCTGCTGGCGATACGACGATGCGCAACCTCAACAACGAGATGCGTATCCTTGGCATCACAGGCATCGACCCGTCGACCACGGCCGGGTTCAAGGCGGCGCGCGCCGAGATCGACCGGCTCAAGGGATCGTTGACAGAGGCGCAGTTGGCGGGTCTGTCGGCGCGTGATTCGCTGAAGAACTTCAGCACCCTCGCTGGGTCGGTAACGTCGGGCTTGGGAACCGCTGCGAAGGGCGCCATGCAGGTGTTCACCGCAGCGTTCAGGGCGGGCGGTCAGTCCAACCTCGGCGCTCGTGTCGCTGAGTCGATCGCCGTCGGCCTCACCGCCAGCGACGCCAGAGCCAAGATCAGCGCGTCGGGGACGTCATACTGGACGGAATTCTCGAAGGCACTCAAGGGCGGTGTCGGGAACGTCAAGGCCGGTTTGTCGCAGGCGTGGGTTGCGATTGGCGAATTCGCTCAGAAGGAAGGCGTGTCGAAGGCGCAGGTTGTCGGCCAGAAGGTCGGCGGCGCGCTCTTGGCGGCGGTCGGCGGATTCATGGCTGGCAACGCCGCTGGCAGCGCCGGGGCCAGCGGAGCGGGCCTTGGCATCACAGCCCTCATGTCTGGCCTCAGTGCCGGGCTGGCAACAGCGAACCCGATCATCGGGGTGGCGGCTGGCGGGTTCACATTGCTTGGTGGCGCGATTGGCGCGTTGAACCATTCGAACGAGGAGGCCGAAAAGCGTTTCAAGAAAGTGAGCGACGCACTTCGCAGCAAGGTCATTCCGGCGATGGAGGATGGGACGATCGCCACGCTCGACATGGAGGCGGCACTCAACAGTTTTGAGTCTGGCGACTCCACGCTTGCCGACCAGATCAACAGCCTGGTGTCCCCCGAGACGCGTCGCACCCTCTCGGATTTCGGCCTGACCGCCCAAGACATCGCTGATGCTTTCGGCCAAGGCAGCAAAGCCGTGGATGCCCTCATGGAGCACGTCACCGATTTCAACTCGGATGAATTTGGATATTCTGAAGCGTGGTACGCGGCTCGTGACGCCGCCGATGAAGTCAAGGGGATCTACAAGGACATCGGGAAGACGATCGACGACATCAACATCGAGGAGAAGTTCAATCCGTCGATCATCGAAAAGGCTGCAACGTCGGGTCGTTCGCTGTGGGAAAGCGTGCGTGACATCGGCAACGAGTCGAAGAAGATGGCACTTGAGAAGGTCGTCTCCGATTCCACTACCGCGATCAACACGATGAAGGCTGCCGCCGACGCAACGCTCGGCTCGATCACGTCGCTGTTCTCGTTTGGGTCCGACGGCAACACGCTGGCCGGGGCGACCAACTCTGCGATCGTGGCGGTGTCGAACATGGGTCCCGGCCTCGCCGAAGCGGTGAAGAAGTCGATGGCGGGCGGCGTGCAGGGCACGGTCGGCAACGCCGAAGTGAACATCGCGCTCGACACGTTCGGCGCCCAGGTCAGTTCAGTCGTCTCGCAGGGCGTGAAGGACGGCGTGATCGTCGACGAGGCCACAGCGCGTCATGCGACGCAGTCGGTCAAGGACGCGCTGATCGCAAGCCTCGACCTGAGCACCCCGGAAGGCCAAGCCGCACGCGATCGGATCAATGCCGAGTTCGAGGCTTCGATGTCGAACTTGCAGCCGAAGATCGACGAGTACGCAGCCGAGCAGGCTGGTATCAAGGCTGGGGAGAAGGCAGCGGCGGCCGCCCAGGAGGCGCTCACCTCGAATCCGATCTCCCCGCAGGTGAAGGGGCCGAAGAAATCGGACATCACTCGGCCGTGGGGTGTTGTCGGTTCGTGGATCAACGAGGGCTTGGCGGCGGGCATTGACGCTTCGAATGCAGCGCAGCGTGCGGCGCAGCGCATGGCTGACGAGGTGATCCACATTTCGCGAACGGCGTTCGCGGTGGCGTCGCCGTCGAAGGTGTTCAGGTACATCGGCGAGATGATCACCGCCGGTCTCGCTGAAGGCATCACTGCTGATACCGAGGATGTCGCCGGGGCGGCCCGCAGTGTTGTCGATCGGGTCGTCTCTGCCGCTGTCGATTCCGCCGGGCGCGGCGCTGCGATCGTCCGTTCGGCAATGTCAGGGCTGTTCGACGCGATGACCGGTGCTGATTCGCCGACACCTGGCGGCGGCACAGCGTTCGGTGTGACGAACGCAACGGCGGGTATCACGACGGCCAATCAGGGGTTCCTGTCGACTGTCGCGTCGAATGCCCAAGCATTGTTCGCCGCATCGTCGAAGAGGCCGGGCGAACGGACTGCTGACGAGGCGAACTTGGTCGGCGAATCGTTCGTGTCGCTCAACCCGAACGACGTCCTCGGCGCGTCGAACATCGCTTCCATCCAGGCCGTGTTGCAGTCGATCGCCGACTTCGGTTCGGCGCTGCTCGCAAACGGCACCCCTGTGGCGTCGATGATCACCCAGGTGCAGGCTCGGATCACCAAGTTCGTGAACGATGCTGTGAAGATCGGTTTCAACCGTGGCGGTTTGCTCAAGTTGATCGACCAGTTCGGCTTGTCGCCTGCTGATCTTGCCGAGTTCGCGAAGCAGGCTGGCGCTATCTCGATTCCCACCAACGGCGGGACCGGCGGCACCGCGCCTGATCAGACATCGTTGCCTGGCATCCCGATCGGCCCGTCGGTTGCTGCGGTCGGCGCTCGGGCGATGACCGCTCCGGCGGCGGCGAGCGGGTCTCGGTCGCTGTCGTCCGCGACGCCCGCAGCGGCGAGCCGGTCGCTCGGCGACGTCACGATCAACATGTACCTCCCGACCGGAGACCCGGAAGCGAACGCAATGGCGGTCGTCAACCGGCTCGCGAGCCTCGTGTAGAATCCCGCCGTGTCGTACCACCAGGGGTTCCTGTACTTCTCGAACGCCTACGGCAACGCGGTCGAGGTCATCAACGAGGCGCGCACGGCCGCCCTGTTGAAGAACGCGAGGGACACCGGGGTGACGTCGCGCTTCGGGGATGTCCTCGTGCGCTCCGGCTGCGACGCGCTCAACTACAACCCTTGCACAATGGCCGCCGACGGGACCGTGACATCGTGGCAGGTGCTTGCGTCGCCGAACAACATTGCGAATGCGCCCTGGTATCGCTTCACGTCGGGCGCATCGCAGGAAGCCCTCGGGTTCTACATCGAAGAATGGACCGGCCTCGACGGCGCACATCATGGTCGCGAGGTGACGGCGTTCGGGGCGGCGCGCGGCGGCGGTATGCCGGGCAAGCAGGTGTCCGGGCCACGAGTGATGGCCCTGAACGTGATCCTCGTTGGCCTGTCGGAGCGCGGCCTCAACTTCTTGTTCCGCTGGCTGGAATCGACCCTGTTGTCGTGCTGCGATCCGAACGACTCGACTCGCATGTGGATCAGGGAATATTGCACCGGCTCGCCGGACCTGACTGACGGCCTCGCGTACGCCGACGACATCGCTCTTGTCTCGGGGCCGACTTGGGGATCGCCGCCGGTTGAAGATGGCGGATGTTTCATCCGTCGAGTTTCGTTCACGCTGACTGCCGGGTCGCCGTCGTTCTTCCGCGAGCCTGCAACGATCACTACAGGAACTTCGTTGACCGGGTCGTTGCAGGGTTTCGGCGGCGCTCCTCTGCCGATTCCCTTGACGAAGAACCTCGGTTTGAGTGCCCGCATCGCTGGCGCTTTGCCGCAGCCCGAGTATGGGCTGGTGTCGCCGATCGTGACCATCACGTCCACCTACACGACGGCGCCTGCGGGGAGCCGCACTTATCTGCCGCGGATGCGTATCTACGGTCTGCTCAACCCAACCGGGCTGCCTGCATCGACGACCGATCTGTCGCGCATGTACCCGGTGGGCGCGATAGTGCTGGACAACATCCCGTCCGGGTCGAAGTTGGAGGTCGACGTCGGAGCCGGGAAAGTTTGGTACACCGACAATGTGACGTCGTTGGAACGGTTCAACGGAATGTGGACAGTGCAGCCGACCGGACCGACGTTCTCTACCGGGACGGCGTTGCTGCCTGACACTGTCGGATCGCGTCTGCCTCGATGGTTTGGGTTCAACAACTGCCAGGACGGGATCGTGGTCGTCGAACCTGACACGGTGCCGACGTTGTCTGACGCGTTGACGGTGATCGCCCCGTCTTGGAACGTCACTATCCAGTCGTCGATGCGTTTCGGAAGTTGTTGACATGCCCGGGTCGCTCGGTATGCCGAACGAGTACGAGGTGTTCATCGTCGACTCTCTTACGCAGGAGACGGTCGATGTCGTGCCGTGGACGAGCCTCACCTGGGGCCGCACACTGAATGGCGTGTCGCGTGCTTCGGTGACATGCCGACGCCAGAAGAGCATCAAGCCCAAGTGGTATGACATGGCCCCGTTGCGGGCGTGGGATCGAATGTTGGTGATCCAGCGCAACGGGTTCACCGTGTGGGATGGTCCGGTGCTCGGCTGGTCGTCCGATCAGACTTTGAGGATTGACGCTTCCGACAGGTCGGCTGCGCTCGCGAAACGCCTCGTGTCGTCAGACATCGTCCTCGACGACGGCCTCGGCCCGTACGCGCTTTACACGAGTCTTCTGTCGCCTGCGATCAGCGGATCTGGCCTGTTGACGGCCGGGGCTGGGCAGATGCCGTACTCGATGACGGTGTTCGACGCAGGTGGTCCGATCCTGATGAATGATGTCCAAGCGGTCGGCGTGTGGCGATTCAAACAGTTGATCAGTTTGCAATCTCTGTTCGATCAGTTGGCGCGATCGGCGTTTCTTTGCTGGACTCAGCGCGATGACACGCTGGTGATGTTCATCGACCGCTACGGGGCGCAACGGACCGGCTCGCCCGGATACCTTGTCATCCCCAGCGGCACACTGCGACCCGAGTACATCGTCTCAGATACGGGAGATGTCCCGGTGACGGTGCGCGCTGATTCGCTGGCGACAGGGGTCTACAAGGGCGATACCGGCCAGGGGATTGCTGGCTTCCCGAATTCGGTTCTGCCGTTCAACACGTTGACCTACACCCCGTATGGCCTTTACGACGTGCTGACGGATGCCAACGTTGGCGAGATCTACTGGACGAACGAGGCAGGATCGGTTCGCGTTGACCCGCAGCAGTACGTCGCCCCCTGTCCGGTTGTGACGCTGGAACAGGTCACTCTTTCGAGCGATTACTACTTGGAGGACGAGGAGTTTCTGACCGACCTGTCTCCCGGTCGCGTCCTGCGACTCGACTTTCCAAACTCGTGGAATCTGAACACGCCGATCGTGTCGCGCGTCCCTAACGTGGCAGCGCAGATCAAGACCGTCTACTCCGATCGGGTCCAGTACGCTCGGATTGACGACGTCAGTTTTACTGTGAGCCGGACGGAGACCGGGTTGACCGAGAAGGCCGAGATGTCGTTCACTGCTCGGGCGACAGGCTAGGGGGTGAGGTATGGCGACTGATCTTCAGATCAAGGCGATGATGAACCGTCTCGCCGATTATGAGCGGCGGCTTGCGAAGGTGGAGCGGTACGCTGCTTCGGGACGGTTCCTGCCGTACACCCCGGTGCTTGGCGGCGTCGGGTGGGCAATCGGCGACGGAAGTAGAATCGGCGCATACGTTCGAATCGGTAATCTGGTCCACTTTTGGGCACGCGTGATCTTCGGGGCGACTTCGACGTATGGCGCAGCGAACCGTCCGACGATCACGCTGCCGACCGATGCCGAAGTTGCATCGACCGGCGTGGGGACTCTCTTGGACGCGTCGTGTACAGCGGCAGGCGTGACCTATGCCCTGCTGGCTCGCCCGATCAACACTCCTGTCAACGCAGTGGAGTTCTATGCGACCCGCACGGTCGTCCCGGCGGTCGTTCCGGCGACCGTCTACCACACGATTGCCAGTGTGTCCTCGACGGTTCCGAACACCTGGACGAGCAACGATCGCATCTTCGTCCAAGGCGTCTACGAGGCCAAAGACTGATGCCGGATCTCAACAACGCCCCGTGGGTCGATTCGTCGCTCGGACGCGTGCTCGCGACGCCAACCGAAGACGGATGGAACCCTGAGTATCTGTTCCAGTACATCTACGTCACGGCAACCGATGCGATCATGCGTTTCGAAGGCCCGTTCGATCAGGCCATCGACACGCTCACCGACGACGACTATCGCGAGGCATCGTATTTCGCTCACGTTCCCTCGGCCATCACGATCAACGCGGCATCCGGCTACGAGTGGGACAACATCGGCCTGAATGGGATCATCTCGATCGGCGATGGGTCGATGTCGGCGACAATGCATGTCGATACCCGGCTGCTGATGGACTTCCACGTCTCTGTCACCTGGGGCGCGTCGACAACCTTCGATCAGTCGTCGCTGTATTCGTGGTTTGGGCCGCAATCACTCGGAGATACCGCATCGCCAACCAGCCCGTTCGGGGTTGCGGCGGCGACGCTGGGCGGCTGGGGTTCGTTCTTCGACTCGTCAGCGACCACCACCTACATTCTTGATGTCGCAAGTTTCGAGTTTCGTTGCCCTGCGATGAACGCCGCCGCCTCGGTGACTGGGGGTACTTCGTCGATCCTGCCCGTACCGGCGTCGGGAGACATTCTTTCGTTCGCGTTCCGCGCCGCGCTGGCCCGACCTGCCCTTGCTCGCAGGATGAGCATCCGATGAGCATGGACGTCAGCCTCATCGGGCTGAAAGACTGACGCCATGCCGATCTGTTCGCCGTTCGTCGACAACAACTCGGGCAAGATCCTCGTCGTCACCTCGTCGACGCGTCCTACAGGCGCGAATCTGTACGAAGGCAGACTGATCTACGAGACCGACACCGACCGGTTGCAAATGTACAACGGTGTCGGCTGGGTCATCCTCGATGAGCCGTGGCAGTCGTTCACGCCGACCTGGACGAACCTGACATTTGGCGATGGAACTCAGGCTTTCTTCTACCGACGAGCGGACGGCTATGTCGATGTGAGCGGTCAGATCACGTTTGGAGCGACGACCGCCGTCACGGGTGTCGTCGGTCTTGGGGTGCCTGTTGCGATCACGGCCGCTTCGACGACCACCTCGATCGTGTCTGCATGGTGCAGAATCACCGACATCGCGCCCGGCACGATCTATCCGGCGTTTGTGACATTGGGCAACACTACGCGCGTGGACCTGTACACCTTCAACGCCGCAGCAGCAGCGGCAGCGAACGCTTTGCCGACATCCGCTGCGTCGCCGATGACGTGGGCGGCGGGAGACCTGATCTACTTCGGTATCAGGTGGCGCATGGCCGCCCGAACTTCGTGATGATGGGAGACTGACGTCATGCCGATCTGCACCCCGTTCGTCGACACCAGTTTTGGCCGAATCACCGTCCACACCTCGCTCACGCGCCCGACTGGCGCCGATCGCTACCCGGGGAAGTACATCTACGAGTCGGACACGAACCGTACGCTCGTGTGGGATGGCACCGGTTGGGTGATCCAGAACGAGCCGACGAACGTCTGGACACCGTCGTTCTCGGGTGTCAGTCTCGGCAACGGGACGCAGACAGGCATCTACAAGCGTTCCGATGGTTGGGTTGACTTCACAGCCATCTTCACGCTCGGAAATACCTCGACTGTCACTGGTCCGGTGCTGACGACATTGCCGATCAACGCCGCCAGCACGTTCGTAACCACTCAGAATGAGGTCTACTTCTATGACCAGTCGGCGAACATCGCTTACCCGGGGGTCGTGATCGCCGTATCCACCACACAGGTCCAGGTGCAAGCGATGCAGACGGCGTCGACGTACGCGTTCGGCACGGCGGTCACGAGCCTTATCCCGCTGACAGCGGGCTGGGCGCAGAACGACTTCATCCAGGTCGCGGGCCGCTACCAGATGACAACCCGCTATTCGTAGACCCCGGGCAAGGCTCGGCGTACTATGCCCGGCATGAGCCTGCCTGTCGTACCTGTCGTGCAGCCGTCGTCGATCGCGAACGTGCCGACGAACCTGCTGGTCAAGGAGAAGCACTTCATCCGCAAGTTCTTCCCCGGTGTCGGCTACTCGTGGCTGCACCCGACGGCCGCCCGCTGTTGGGATGCGATGAACATCGCTCTGTTCGCTGCATTGAAGGTGTGGTTGACGATAACGTCGACCGCCGATGCGTTGCGTTCGTATCAGACGCAGGTGAACGCGTTCAACACGCGTTACACGGCGAAGTGGACACTCGCCGAGTGTGGCCTGACGAACCTGACACAGAACACCCGCAAGTGGAACGGCACCCCGGCGAACTCGGGGCCGGGAGTCCTGGTCAAGTACTACTTGCGCAAGGGGCAGATCCCTTGCGCTGTACCGGGCACAGGTTGGCACCCGAGGGGTCTCGCCCTCGACAACGCCGTCTACGACGCGTCGCTGAACGACGGCAACGTGTGGCCGGGCGGGGCGCGGCACATCCGATCGAACAAGGCCGCCTTCGACTGGCTGAAATTGAACGTCACCGAGTTCGGTTTTTCGTGGGAAAACGAGAAGGAATATGTCGACGACCCGCACCTGCGGTACACGGCAGGCGACAAAATCCCGCAGCGAGTGATCGACATCGAGAAGTACCTGGCAGCGCAGAAGCCGAAGTGATCTAGGACGGATCTTGGATGGGGGCCGTCCGATGAACAGGAGTACGATCAGATCGTGGGTTCCGACGTGTTGAGCATCGCCATTGCCATCACCTTCGGGCTGGTGTGGGGAGTGTCGCTCACGTTGGCAACCCTTGCGTTGCTGCGTATCCGCCGCTACCAGCGCGATCAGCGCGATCAGCGCAACCTCAGCCCGCCTCGCCATCAGGTTGATCGTCAGCATCTCGATCGCCGACAGAGCCAACGGCGTCACCCGGTGAGCGTGCAACCGCGTTCAGCGACTCATCCGACATATCACCAGGAGACGTACGCCGCCAAGTCCATGTAGCGTCGTTTGCGTGTGGACGATCTTTGCCGCAGATACGCCCGCAGCGACGACGGATCGGTTGACGCTGATCATCCTTGGCGGGTTTACGCTCATCGGAACGATCTTTACGGCGCTCGCCATGCGGTCTGCTCGGCGTTTGCCTGGCCCTTCGCCGGACCCTTGGATGGCTGCCGTCGCCGAACTGCGGGAAGACATGTTCGAGGTTCGGGGCGACGTTCTGGACATCAAGATGGGTTGGGCCACGACCAATGCTGAAGTCGTTGCGATACGCAGGCAGTTCGAGGCGTACATCGCTGCATCCGTAGAGGAATCCAGATGGGATGGCAAGACTGACCGCCGTCGCAAGAATCCGCCCCCGTACGGTGGGCCGGAACGCCGGAAGGAGACGTGATGGTCGACATCGGTTGGAAGTTGCAGTTGACGAAGATGTGGCACCGGGCGCTGGCCTCGTATCTGCGAGCAGTCGCTTCGATCCTGGGTACTGGCGCGTTGGTGAATGCGGCCACGGGCGCGATCGACTTGACTGCTGCCGCAGCGATCGGTTGGTCGCTGATCGGCGCATTGATCGCTCCGTTGATCGTGTTCATCACCGAGGCCGCAGATCTTCTCGACGGGAAGGCGGTCGCCAACCAGCCCGATCCGCCCGCCGATCCGCCCGTCGACCAGTGAGACTCGCCTGGTTCCTGGCGGGCTTCGTTGTTTGTTTCGCTGTGCTGGCCTGGCATGGTGGTCAGCGACGGCGAGAGAAATGTTTGCAAGTCGCAAACGATGATGTAATGATAGGTGCCATGTACGGCACCACTGATCGCCTTGTGCTGGTCCCTGCGACCGCGCTGGACGACCTGCTGGAACTGGCGCGGCTAGCCTCTGATCGTCTGCCCGAGCAGGACCCGCTCGTCCTGCCGTTGCGTGGTTCGATCGGCCAGGTACGGTCGACCGCTCTGCCGGAGCCGTGAGAGGAGACTCAGATGTCTTGTGGATGTGGCAGCACTGCTGCGGCGCGGCGTGAGATGCTGCGCACTGCGTCGATGTCCCCGACGAAGGATGGCGGCTACCTGCTCGCCACCTACCCAGGTTGTACGACGCTGCACCAAGGGCAGTACGAGGGCACGTCGATCTACGTCGTCGGCCGCAACACTGAGTTCGAACGCCTGTACGCGTTCTCGCAGTTGGCCGAAGCGACGACGTGGGCAGTCGAGACGTTCCAGCAGATCGAGAACATCCCGACGAGCGGCATGTGCGATCAGGCGGTGCGTGACGTGTACGAAGGTCGACTCACCTACGTCTGAAGTAGATGGTTGATCAGCGCGAACCCTTCGAGCGCGTCGAGCAACCGAACCAGATCCGGTTCGCTGAGTTGCTTCCATGATGTGACGTCTCGGCGGAGGAGCACTTCGGCGAGATGAAGGCGATCGTCGCGATCCAGGCCGTATCTGTCGGCGTACTGCATCGCCTTTCGCAATTTCACTATCCGCGGCTCCATCGCCACTCCCATCTACGCTGTGCGCTCGTGGCGCGCCCGAAGAACACCGACGGTGACATCGACGACCTTGGGGTCCTCGTCACCGCCGCGTACGGCCTCGACACCTCATGGATGGACCGAGGCGTCTGCCGCGGCTGGGGGACTGCCCGGCCAGGCAAGCCGACACCGTGGCAAGTGGCCCCAGGTCGCAGATATGACGGCATCTCCGGCGCCGAACTGGTCAAGTACGCGCTTCTCAACTGCTTCAACTGCAACGCCCAGTACGACTGCGCCGAGTATGCAGTGCGGGCAGTGATGATTGCAGGGACGTGGTCAATGCCGATCACACAGTTGCGCTGGCTCCAAGGGCAGCGGGAACGCGCGTTCGATCTGATCGCCATCGCCCGCGAGCGCGGGGTCGCAATGCAGGAAGTCGCAGCCATGTACGGCGACGAAGCATAGTATGTCCTCATGCGCCCTCTGATTCCCTTCTGCGATGTCACCATCCACGGCGCGGCATGGGCCGAGGAAGAAGCCCTCACCCGCTGCCGCGTCCTCATCTCCGGCACACCGGCCAACGCCGTGCTGTTCTCGGCCGAACGTGGCGAGAACGCCCACAAGCCGGTTGACCGTCTCACCGATGCTGTCGTGCGGGAGGTCGAGGACGGGTTCGTGATCGAAGGGATCTCCGACGAACTCGTCTTCATCGTCGGGGTCGCCCCCGAAGACGCCGCTGTGCGCTGGGATGTCAAGACGACGGGGTGCCTCGAATGTGGCTGATGGTCCTCGTAGTGCTGTCGTTGTCGACGTACCGGGTAATCCGGTTCCTGATTCGCGACACCCTGATCGACGAACTGCGCGACCGTTTCGACGCCTGGCTGCTCGGCCCGACGCCCGTCAAGTGGCGCGACAAGGTGTTCGAACTGCTGCACTGCGCCTACTGCCTCGGCGTGTGGGTTGCCGGGGCCAGCGTGCTGATCGCCGACCGGTTCACGTCGATCCCACTTCCGGCGTTCATGTGGCCTGCCGTTGCGGCCGCAAGCATGTTGTGGTGGCGGCTCATCGAGGTCAGCGAGGACGCGAAGTAGGCTGACGACATGGCCGATGACCTGTTCGAAGAGATGATGCACATCGAACAGTTCATCGAGTTCGTCGCGCATGGCGTCCACCCGGTGAATGCTGGCATTCAGGTTGGCTGGTCCCCGGCAAAGACCAAGGCGATGATGCGCGACGCCGACTTCGCTGACATGATCCAGGGCGCAACCGAACGCGCCAACGCCTCTGTCGAAGAGGCGCTGTACGCGAAGGCCGTCGCCGGAAACGTGTCGGCGATCCAGATGTGGCTGTTCAACCGGGAGCCTGACCGCTGGCGCGACGTGAAGCGCATCGAAGTCCGATCCGAACACAAGGTGCAGATCGGCATGGTCGAGTCGGTGAAGTCCGGCGTGCTTGAACTGCTGCGCGGTGAAGGCGTCGAGGCAATCCAAGCCCTGGGCGCCGGGGACATCATCGACGGCGAGGTAGTTGATGGCGACGACTGAAGTCGATCACGCCAAAGCGATCGCCCTGCCGTCGTTGGTGGGCCGCAAGATCGGCAAGCAGGTGTGGGGCGAACCGTACGTCGTCTATCCGTGGATCGCCCACAGTGAACGGCGCGTCGTCGACGCGATCCTCGACACCGAACACGAGCGGTACCTGATCATCAACGCTCCGCCACAGACCGGCAAGTCGTCCTACTGCGGCATCTTGCTGCCGTTCTGGATCACTGGCATGTTCCCGTCATGGCAGGTGATGTACATCTCCTACTCGGACGAGTTTTCCACAGCCCGTGGAAAAGATGTGCGTGCCCTGCACCAGCAGTTTGGCAAGCAACTGTTCAACTCGGCGATCGACCCTGACTTCCCGGGGGCGACCGACTGGCGTGTGGTCGGGGGCCGAGGCGGGATGCTGTCGGTCGGTATCGGCGGGCAGATCACTGGCCGCCCCGGACACGTCATCATCATTGACGACCTGATCAAGAATGCGCAGGAAGCAACGTCGGCGGCGACGAAACGGCTGCACTTGGCGGAGTGGGATGGAACGATCAACCGACGTATCCAGCCCGGCGGCACGGTCATCGTCATCGCGACCCGTTGGGCGGAGGACGATCTGTCGGGCGCGCTGATCGACAGGATGCAGCAGCCCGGCTACTCGGGTCCGCAGTGGGAGGTGTTGGAGTTCCCGGCGTTCGCCGAACCGTCCGACATCGAGGAATACAGCGACGATTTCGAACCCGAAGGCTGGTCCGATGTTCTCGGCCGCAAGCGCGGCGAAGTGCTCGACTGCCGGTTCAGCCGCATCCCGAATCGCGCCCCGGAGGATTTCTTCTCGATCGCCAAGGCGTCGATGGACCCGCTCGCATTCTCGTGCCTCTATCAGCAGAAGCCGTCAGCGCGAGAAGGCGGCATGTTCCCCCCTGAGAACTGGGAGTACTACGACCCGTCGGACCTGCCGGTCATCGACCGAATGGCACGGGTGTGGGACATCGCGGCGACCGAAGGTGGTGGAGACTGGACGGTCGGCACCAAGATCGGTCGATCGGGTGACAAGTTCTACGTCCTCGACGTCCGTCGCTTCCGGCGCAACTCGGGCGGGGTGCAGGATGAAGTTCAGAAGGTGGCTTCGCTCGACGGGTTCGAAACGAAGGTGCTGATCGAGGAGGAGAAGGGCGGCGCTGGCAAGTCAGTGATCGAATCCTTCAAGCGCCTGCTCATCGGCCATCAGGTCGACGCGGCGAAAGCGGAAGGGGACAAGACGTCGCGCGCCATGCCGTACTCAGCCGAACAGCACAAACGTCGCATCTACCTGCCGTATCCGGGGACGGTGTCGTGGGACGTGCGGGCGTTCATCGACGAGCACCGCAAGATGATGGGCGATGGGCGCCTACCCAAACATGACGACCAGATCGACACGGCGGCCTACGCGATGCTGGAACTAGTCGGGCATGGCGGCGTCGAAGTGTTCGTCCCGTCATCGGCGAACTACATCTCGCCAGAGCGACAGATGGAACTCCTCCTCGGCCAGTCGACCTTCGCCTGACGGCTGCGGCTCCCACACTGTGTGCTTTGGCAGGCCCAGTTGATGGTCTCGCCAGTCGGGGGTCAGGATCACAAACCGTCGGCCCGGAAGCGGGTACGGGGACCACGGCGCATCAGGATCACCGGTTTCCCACACGGGGAAGATGTCAGCCTGCCAGCCAAGCATCCCGAGATTGCGCATCGCCGGATGGCTATCGACGTAGTTCAGTTCGGTCTGGATCGACTTCAACGCCGAGAACTCGCGTTGTGTCGCCTGGCGCTTCCCGCCTCGCGGACCGAACGTCGCACGGTACAGCCGATCGCGGCCGGTCTTCCACGCAACATACGGGGCAAGCACTTTCACCCGCTGCGGTGTGCGCTCGACTTGTTCACTGAACGCTGCGTAGGTCAGTTCATCGCCGCTGTTGATGGCGAGCAGGGCGGTGTATGCCGAGCGGGTGAACTTGACCCACATCAGACGTCGTTCGCGACGAGCGCCATGCATTCGTCGTACAGGTCGTCGAACACGCCAGGTTCGAAGCGGGCGAGGTGGCCGACCGACGGCTGTTCGGCGGCTCGAAGCACTTCTCGCACGACGATCTTCACGGTGTCGTCTTCGTTCTTCCAGTTGTTGATTTCGTTGATCGCCTTGATGCGTTCTGCTTCTGTCACTGTTACTCCATCGAAGTTGGTGATGGGGGCCACCGCAACATGAACTCCCACGCTGACCTCGTCGCCGCCTTCCGTGGCGATAGGGAGGACGCCACTGCCGCATCGGTAGATCGGTGGGCCGGGTCGCACGGTGGCGTTACGTCAGTCGAGTGCAGGGGAGGCGGATGCGTCGCCAGAAAGGGACATGAGGACCAATCTGGCGGCTTGCGGGCCTTACGGTGACCGCCCTCCCCTGCACTGCGATGTTACACCGTCTCGGTCATCGCGACCATGCCGGTGGTGGTTACCTGGATGCCCCGAGGGATGTTCGGGTCCAGGCGGATCAAGCCTCGTGCCGCGAGGACACGGAGCACTTCGTTGACGTGGCCGGGCGACGACCAGCCGACGTGTTCGGCGATCTCTCGTCGCGACGGCGGGTAGCCACGCATCTTCACCGACTCGTCGATGAAGCGGAGCACCTGTCGTTCCTTCTCCTGGCGGGCGTCGTTCATGCTTTCACCTCCAACTCGTAGACGGCGGCGTAGTTGAGCATCGCCCATTTGGCGTCGCCTGCGGCAATGTGCCGCTTGTCGTTGTCGAGCGTAGTCATCGGCTGCCTTTCGAGGGCTTCTGGAAGATGTAGAGCATCGAGTAGTTGTTGCGGGCGTGCTGCTGTGAACGGCCCGGCGGTTGCGCCCGGCTGTGACCGAGGTGGATGAGGCGTTCGTGGAGGGTCATCCCGAGCAGATCGGTCGCATCGCGGTACATCCAGTGCGCTGCGGGTTGCAATCGCCCGCTACTGACGTAGTCCATGACTTTCGTCATGACGAAACCCCCCGGGCGGAGCAGGTCGTAGGCGACTCGCATCCCCTCGAAGTTGTAGTCGTGGAGCCGGGCGGGCGATGCGGCGGCAACTTTCAGGCCGTAGCGGTCCATGAACTCGGGGATCGTCGACGTGTCTCGCCCGCCCATCGAGACGTACGGCGGGTCGAACACGACGACGTCGAACTGCTGGCGGAGCGTGAACCATGCGTCGGCGTCGGTGTAGTCGCGACACGTCCAGTGCTGAACGCCGAGCCGAGCGAAGATGTCGGCGAGGACAGAGTCATCGGCGGCAGGGTCGACGTTGGCCCACAGTTCGCCGCTGTGCTTGTAGTTCGTCCACCACTTCCCTCGCCCGAAGGTGAGGTCGACGATGCGGTCGGTGGGCTTGATCAGTCCGAGTTCGACGACGGCCTCGATCATCTCGGCGTTCGTGCGCCACGGTGTTGCTGCAAGAACGGTCACAACAGCACCGCACCTTCCGGCCGTTCGCCGCCGACGATCGTCGAAGCCAACTTCACGATTCGGGCCTTCTGCCCGGTGACGATGACCGTCGACTTGGTTGCCGACCCGAACGCCAACTGGCTGCGGGTCGAGCCGTGGATGATGGTCATCGAGGAACGCGGCAGGCTGATGAGGGCAGGATCGTCGTCTCCGTTGAGCAGCAACATCCGCCGCCCCGGCCACAGTTCGACGTGCGGATGCTCGTCGATGTCGATCGTTCTCATGTCTCTCCTTCCTCCCATGCGAGGGAGATCTGTAGTTGCTTCACCGGCACGGCATCGGTGAAGGTCGGTTCGTATGTCTTGACGTGGTTGCTGTCGTCGTCGGGCCACACTGCGGCGGTGGTGAATCCGTCGAGTACGGCTTTGATCGTCGGATACCAGTTGTGCGGGTCGCGTCGCCGGTTCGGGTCGGACACGCCGAACTCGAACCACACTTCGACCGGCCCTTTCGAACGGGTGCGCAGCCGGTGCTGCTTCGCCCACCAGTAGGCGGCATCACGCCATGTCGCCACGCGCCTTGCGTGGACCATATGGTGGTCGCGTTCGTTCATGGTGAGCGGCTTCCCGGGCAGCGGCACGATGATCGAGGTGAAGCGTTGGGTCACATCGCCTGCCCGTCCATCGACGCCAGGGTGTCGGCCATGATCAGCACTTCCATCTGCGCCTCTTCGGAAAGTTCGCGAGCGGCGAGCGCCAGGCAGACATCCATCGACTCGCGGGTGCCGGACATGAGCGGTTCGCCGTCATGGTCTCGGCTGATTGCGAGGATCGCATTGCCCCGGACGTCGACGACGGTTCGCCGCAGTGGACGTTCGCCGTTGTCAGGGTCCGACCAGAACAGTTGGACGGCCATCATCAGCGTGTGCAGGATGCGCGCCTTGCCACGGCCGTCGCTGTCGACGTGGCTGACCATCCACGGGCCGAGGCTCGGATAGTCGTAGGAGGGCGGGCCGGGCAGGTGCCGGTCAATCATTCGAGGTCCACTTTCTTCAGTTCGAAGCCGGTGTGCTCTTGCTGGCACACGTCGTCCATGTCGAGTCCGATCTTCCGCACGCCACCGACCTTCGGGACGGTCGACGGCGAGACGTACAGGCCGGACATGATCGCGACGGCCGCTTCTGCGACGTCACGCGGATGGGGCAGTTCTCCGGTTTCTTCGTTGGGCACGACGGCTGCGTTGATCACGAACCGGGCGATGCGGTCCTGGTCGGGCCGCTGTTTGAACGTCGGCTTCTTCGACCATGCAGTCTTGCCGATCAGGATCGGCTGCTCGATCAGGTGCAACGCCTGCGATTCGAGCAAGTCGATCGCCGCCTTCAATGTCTGCATCGCCGCTTTCGCTTCACCCATGAGGATGATCGCTTCTTCAGCGCCGAGCGAGTCTGCCTGTTCGGTCAACTGTGCTGCGACGTCACGGATCGCTTGCAGGTCAGCCCTGTTGATGTCAGCCACCGCTGCGCTCCCGTTCGACCTTCTCGATCTCGACTCGCGCCCAGCGGAGTTCTGCCCCGACGCCGTCGGCGAGGATCTTCAACTTGGTGCGCTTCTTGCCGGTCTCCTTGTCCTCCCATTCGTCCTGGTCGACGGTGCCGGTGACGATGACGCGACAGCCTTTCGTGATCGAAGCGGCGATGTTCTCGGCGAGGGTGCCGAACGCTGTCACGTCGACCCATGCGGTCTTCTCCACCCATTCGTCGTTCTGCTTGTAGCGGCGCGATGTGGCAACGGTGAACGAGCACAGCGCACCGCCTTTCGCGGTGAAGACAAGTTCGGGGTCGCGGCCCAGGGAGCCGATGATCGTGATGCTGGAATCCATGTTGGTCACTTTCGGGTGAGGGCCACGTCGATGCCGGGCCGGTCAGGATGGTCGGGGTGTGTGCGGACGCCGGTGATTTCGGCTTGCCAGATGGCGCCACGGTCGATTTCGGGCGCGAGACGTGCTGCCTGGACCTTGTTGATGTGGCCGATGAATGCGTGGTCGCCGAGGGCGGGGACATGGACCTGACAGGCGTTGCGGTCGTGCGGGTTGTCCGGGTTGCGGACGACGATCGCGGTCAGGTTCTCGCCCATGATTTCGGCGTCGGCCCAGGCGAGTTCAAGCGAGTGGATGTTGTCCGGGTAGGTGTCGACGAACGACACTCCGACGACGGCGCACGAGAAGCGAGGTGGGAGCGGCTGGAAGCCGATGCGTTCGCCTTGGGCGAGTTCGGCATCCTTGCGGTCTCTGATCTGTTGGGCGCGGTCACTGTCGGGCATCGTGGTCTCCTATCGGTCGGGGCGGGTTGAGCCAGCGGGCGGGTCGGTCGGGGCCGGTGGCGAAGTCCTCTTCGCCTTGCTCGCCACGGTCGAGCAGTTCGTCGTGGCAGGAGCAGACGCACTCGACGAAGCAGTCGGCGCTGTCCGGCCCGCACTTGCAGGTCAGGTCAAACTCATCGGTCATGGTCAGAACGGTTCCTCCGGGTCCTCGGTTGCAGTGATGCCCTGCTCGGCCAGCCAGGACTTCTTGTCGATGTAGTCGAGCAGCGCGTCGGCGTGTTCACCGGCACGCATCACGTTCGCCACGCCCAACGTGTCGCGAGCGTGTTTCGACACTGCGGCCTTCGATGCGCCGTTCAGTTGGCTGAATCGCATTGCGACCATCTGCTCGACCGTGGGATCTTCGGCTCCGGCGTCGGCCGAGTCGTCACTGTCGTCGATGTCGTCGCTGCTGACCGACAGGGCCGCAGTGCGGGCGACGGTGACTCCGCCGGACGAGAGGGGCACGTTGCCGTCCATGTCGACGATCCACTGCATCAGGATCTTCAACTCGGTGAGCCGTTGCGGGATGCCGAGGTCGCGCAACGCACGACCGAGGGCTTTCGTCTCGTCCTTCGCCAGTTCCTCCGGCGTCTGCGTGCGGTTGCGGCCACGTTCGGCCTTGTCGATCTCCTTGTGGGCGACGACGTAGGTGCCGTCGGCCAGGACGATCTCGCAGCGGATCGCTTCGCTCGCTTTGCCTTCGTAGTCGGTGTGCCCGACCGGAAACGCGTCACCGATCGGCACCACCTTGTACGACACCTGCGCGCCAGGGAACAGTCGCCGGAAGACGGCGGCTCGCAGGATGGGGCTGGCGTAGTTGTCAAGGCCGCGTTGTTCAGGCATGAATCAATCCTTCTCTCGGGGTGTGATGGTGATTGCCATCAGGCGTCATTCCTGCGGAAGCGCGCAGCCCAGGTGAGGCCGGTGTGGTCGTCGAAGCAGCAGGAGATCACCGTTGGTGTGGCATGGAAGGTGGCCTCGCTGAGTGCGGCGATCGTGTCGTCGATGGCGTTCAGCCCGGAAACGTTGTGTCGCTGACACCACGGCTTCCACTGCGCGATCGAGTCGATCATCGTCCGCTTCGCTTCTGCTTCGGTGCGGAACTGCTGCTCGTCGCTGAACTGGTTCGGGGTGCCGATCTGCACCCTGATCGGTTTCGGGGCGGCGATCTTCGGCGGCTTCGCCTGCTTTCGCAGTGCCCTAGCCACGGGTCACCTCTTCGACCATCCGCTTGGTCGTCTCGACCCACGGGGCGATGTAGCGCAGGTGGCTGGCCTTGAAGCCGGACGGAAGCAGCAGGTCGAGGACTGCTTCGATGGTGTCGTCGATCGACTCGGCTGCCACCGTCGGAGACACGGACGGTGGGGCGATCTGCGCCGGTGCCGCCGGTGC